GTTTGCGTTTGAACTTGCACCGCTTGGTCCGCTTATTCCAAGAATCACATTTGCGTATGCTGGAGTGTCCAAAGTATTTCCTGCACTATACGAGTATCCGCCCACAAAATCGGAGTCAAACACATTCTGATTCCACAAAGCAGCCTGAACAACTCGAATTTCTTTGTAGTTCTTTTTCGCACCAAACAGATATGTTTTCATGGTAAAGTTCAGAGTGAAAACGATGGAACGCCGAGTCTCAAAATCGCCCTCGTAGTCCTCTTCGGACGATACGGAATTCAAGTAGATGGGCACATCTATTTTCCTATTGATATCGTCAAAATTCACCGTTGCCACGAATTCAGGAGTGAAATACGGCAATATCTGTTCCACGATACGCAGCCCATCCTCCATGTTCCGCACATAGATGTACAGTCCAAAATCAATGTTGTACGGAACTTCGGCAAATGCGTAATCCACCCCCGATGGATTTGCTGTGCTTGGTCTTATCAAGAATCGGTTCGTGCTATTTCTTTTTCTGGCAGAATCGTAGACATATCCCGTTATTTCAAAAGCCATTCTAGGCAATGTGATCTGATTGGGATTCTGAAATGTTGGATCACCAGCGAGGCGCACCTTGTATTTTTCTTTTGGTGCATACGAAATAGGCACAAGCATGGTCTTTGTTCCGCCACTTTCTGCCCGATCAATGTAAATCTGATTGAACAGTGATCCGAAAGCCACGACCATGCGCCGTATGGAACCGTTGTAGAACTTACTAAACATCAGTAGTTGCCCTCCGAGAAGGGATCAACCTCGGTGAAGTCAAAGATGTTATCCACCTTCTGTTCCAATTCCAACTGCTCGTTGTCCTGAACATCTTGATGGGACACACGCACATCTGTTTCGTACACACCGCTGACCGCGTATGTGTAACCACTGCTGTTTCCGGTGATGATGTCTCCAACCTCGAAAACTCCGTTCTGAACATTTACCCTGATATGGTAACTTCCAGAAACGGGATGCGGATACGGACGGTACTCCACACGCCCGTATGCGTGCTTGTCCCCACTTGTGCCTGAATACACTTCTTCTCCTGTGTATAGGTCGCCAACCCATGTTCCAAGAGTGAGTCCAACAGAATAACTGGATTCGATGTTGACAATTGAATCCAACTCCGATTCTCCGGTACTGATCTTTTCTTTGGAGTACTTGAAAGCCTCGCACGAAAGTTTGAAGGAGTACCTGTCTCCAAGAGGATAAAACGGGTTATCGTGCTCAACGAACTTGATTTCAAAAAGTCCATAGGGATAATCAAAAAACACAAGATCGCCTTCGCGGGGGCGACCTATTTTCTGAATCTCTGGATTGTGTCCCATCACATCCATGAAACGCTTGCGTGAAACAATGAAAACCGCACTTTCGCGTATATCAAGACCAAAACGGGTCATCTCCGCATCACCTTGATATCCATCCGCGTTCTCAAGGTACATTTCTATGCGGTTTGCATCAGTGAATTCAGAGACTTCTTCTCCCAAAATCAGGTCTTCCGTTACTTTCTCTCGCGGTATGTACAGCATCTCGTGACCGTGGATTTTTATTGCCTCGGTCGTCAGAGATTCAACAAGAGACTGCTCTCCCTTCTTGTTGCGGCGAAAGTACGGGTTTACTGTCATGCTTATCCTGTGATAAAATCAGGTGGTTCTTGATACTTCAACAACACCTCGTCTTCGATTGTACGGATGGCTTCACTTGCTTCTTCGTAGAGGCGTTGTCCGTTGAATGTAATGTTGCCTGGCATCGGAATGCCTTCGAACTTGGAAAGGTTTGCTCCCCACTGTTGCTTGATGAGTGCGGTAGCGTATTTCTTCAACATGGGATCGTTCCACGCTTCACTGTACTCCGCAGGATCGACAATCGCATATCCTTCCACCAACAGATACTGACCAGCCGAAAAATCGGACCAGTTCATGTCTAACTGCAATCTGTTCTTGTATTTGTTGAATCGAATCTGCTTTTCGGGATCAAGTAGTTGCTGCAACATCTCAATGTACTGCATGGTGGACACGAAATAGTTCATGTTCATCTGCCCTGTACGCAACCCATAAAAGTCGGTGAGTGCCATCTGATATCGAACATTGAAGATGTTGTTCATCTGCAAATTGAACCCGATCTGAAACACTCGGGTAATGTTCGCTATCTGTGATCCGTTGGGATCAAGAGAGTTGGTTTCTATGTACTGATTGGATATGTCTTGAGCGGTAATCTGATACTTCCAGTACTGCCGCTGCATACCCAACGAGTTCCAATCGTTGAAATATTGGATGGCTTGGTCAATGCGATCCTCAACCTGTGAGTCGTCCACATTGATTTCTATGACCGGCGCACCAAGGGCGCGAAGGCAGTATTCCTTGAACTCTTGTCGTGTAGTTGGCTTTGCCATCCGTGTCTCCTTTCAAGTATTTAGAAGAGCAGATGGTTAGTCTTGTGATTCACTTCTGATCCGTTCAACAAGCCTTGCCAATTCTCCCTCGCGGTCGCATATTCTGTTGCAGTATGGATCAACCTTGCGTAAATACAAAGAGTTGAAACCGTCTGTCACGAAATGCTGCGAACCCTCTTTGTAAACCCGAGTGGTAAAGCCGAAAGGAACGGTGTAATCAGGCTCCAACTTCAGAAAATCTTCGAAAAGATATTCCCTGCCGTTCAACAACAGTTTGTCTTTTCCATAATGAACAAGGGATTTCATGTGCCACCAGTCTCCGTCAGAACGGTTCAGGGTTCTTCAAAGGAACATACTTGCTGCTGTCGTTGTATCTTTTCTGTGGTGCGGTGGTTTCTTTGGTGATTGCTGCTACAGGATCAATGTACAGAGATCCAGCAACAGAAATAGATGGAGCGTACTTCACGGCATAACCCTGACTGCTGTACCCCTTGATGGACAGCAAATTATTGAAGAGTGAGGCTCCTTGTATCTGAGACTTTACGCTAGTAGCAATTAAATCCATGTCTGCACGGAATGTAATGACATCTTTGTACAGATTAATGACATCTACGGTCAGGAAACTGTATGGTGTACCTGTATGGGTTTCAATCACGGTTGGTCCAGAGTATCCAACAACAGTGATGTTATCGTACAAAGACTTTAACCGATCCAAATTTTCCTGTGTAGGCAGATACGAGAAAGACATTCCTCCGCTCCAGCCACCCGAGAACAAATACGGGAAATTTCCTGTGGATGCACAAATACCGCTCATGGCACACGCTCCGTATGCGTATGCCTTGGAATAGTCCATAGCAGATTTGCGAACCGCCTGAAGTTGGGAAAACGACCGCAGTTGCTGCACACCGTCAACCACAATGCACGCGCCGCTGTCGCATCCGAAAACATATCCTGCCGATATTCCGTTTGAACCTGATGCGGAGAAGCCAGAGCACACGCCCGAGAACAGCGAATAACCCAAATACGAGGGAGCCTCTTGCTCACGAATTACAAGTGCCACACCAAGACTTGCCCCCGACCGTCCTTGATGCGGAGGATCAAGAAAGGATACCCTGCCTGTAACGCGACACTTGTTTTCTACAGGAAAGAAAGAATTTGCGTTCGGACCATTCATCGACATATAGTAAACGGTGTAAATGCTGCTCGCGTCCTGTGTCCACGCACTGTAACCGTTCGTTGTAGCACTGCTGAAATTGCTAAACTCTGCAAGAGCAGCACTGCTCGTGCCAGTCATAACATGGAAGTCATCAATGTAATATCTGCAAGGAAGATCACCGCATCTGCCGCTTCCCACCATCAAAGCAGCAGTGCTGTTTCGGAGACAACCACACAGACCTGTGGTTGAAGCAATGTTTTGCCCGTCCCAATAGGTCTTGATGGCTGCGCTTCCACCACTGCTAACAACTCCAACCGCAAACTGATGCCACACTCCCTGATCGGGATTGGAAGGAGAAACATAAATGGAGCCTTCCCAACCAGCCGTGACATAAGACGCAGTGGAGTAATTAAACAAAAACCGCTTGGTGCTGTTGTCCCATTCAAGCAAGAACGAATCGTTTGTGCTTGGTGTCACGCCGTCCGCACTTCTGGTCACGATGATGGGATCATACGCACTAATGTTTGAATAGTCGTATATCCAACCCTTGATCAAAAAATATGGAGTGTTTGCATTAGATGTGCTAAACGGCGGCAAGCACAGACCCGCACCCTTGAGTGCAGGATTGTCAAGATAATTTCCCTTGAAGTGTGCTACACCCTTTCCGATTGCTCCGCTTACTCCCACGGTGGTCACGGTAGGGATGAAATCTGGCGTACTATATCCGTTTACGATTCCGGTAGACATACAAGAC